CGTCGGGAACATCAGGCTAAAGTGGATGCCAATGACGGGAGAGTTCTGATTGTCGAAGTAGGTCATTATGGCGTCAGAGTACTGTGGCTGATCGCCTCTGAGCTTGAGCTTCTGCTGTATGGTCATGTTCTTGTACTGATCACTGGAATCGGGGAACCCAATACCCTGCATCCAATCGTAAATTGTAGTCCATGCCAGCAAACTTTCATCGAGGAGGAAAGTCACATAGAACGGTTCGTAGTGGAACTTGTTTCCTGGGACTGGAGCATTTGAGCCAGGAGCAGGCTGAACTGCTGGATCTAGGCGAAGAGATGGAATGTTTGCCTTCTGACACATGAAGGTCATCGTAGGCAGGCGACTGAAGGACAACAGAAACTTGTCCGCCTGAGCAAAGCTAGGAGACCCGATTACACCACCCGATGAGATTACTGTGTTCGCCATACTGGTATTTATTACGAAAGAAGAATGATGTCTGATCCTTTCTCTAGACCAATTTCAACGCTGTCTGGGTTTATGTTCCTCTTGTTGAGTTCTTCTTTGATCAGCACTGCCGACATGTCAGCATACACTTCACCCGGTTGATAGGACCCAGTGCCAAAGTACTCATCGAATATCGTCTCTGCTGAGGTGTGTTCTTCGTCTGCTATTGGAAGGAACATCTTGTGAGATGATGTGGTGGTCATCTGAGTGCAGATCTGAATACCATTCATGTAGAAGCTCGTACGACCGGCCTGCTTGTTCGCCAGGAAGAGCCAGTTGTCACCATAGAAGATCTTGAACTTTTCAATCGTCTTGTAATTGTCTTTGTGCATGAACAGCAGTATTCCCCAACACAGAAGAGGCATGTGATGGGTAACCGGACTAAGCTTCACTTCAAGGCCACATTGAATGTGCTGTTTCGCGATGCTTCTTTCGTTTTTAATAGTCTTGTGGTCAACGCCAATGACACCAATCTCTTTGGTTACCTTTGGTTCTAGCTGATCGAACAGCCCAGGATCAAATAGGACGTCGTCTGAAAGAATACAAAGCTGATCAAATTTTGCCTCTTGTGCGCCAAGGTTCCATGATGGATTGACGTAGATGTTCTGACCTTCGTAGATGACTCGAAGCTTGGGGTGACTGAGATATTGATTGAAAACTGGAGGACGTGCCGAGAGATTGTTGTCGATTACGAGAACTTCACCGACTGACTTCTGTGCCAGGATTGCAGGCAACATGATTGCCAATTGAGCACCGCGCCACATAGTGGGAACTATTACACTGAACATGATATACACCTCTCGGATGGTTGGGTATTTAGAATACCCAAAAGAAAAGGGCCGGTATTACCCGGCCCGATTCAGCTTGCGAAACGCTGTAGATTAGAACGCTTGGTTAATGATCAAAGATTCGATCAATGTGTTAGCGTTCGCACCTGTGTTAACAGCAGCCAAGACGGTGATGTTAGCAAGGTTTGAAGTGTAAGCAGCGCCGTTACCCAAAGCAACGTTTAGAGCGCCGTTTGCAGTTGGAGCACTTAGTAGCACTTCCGCTGGACCAAAGAATGGAGCAGGACTTGAAATGTTCGTTAGAACACCAACCCACTGGGTGTTTGCGTTAGCACCACCTGAGAAGGTTGCATTCTTACGGCAAGTAAGGATCGCATCTGCTGACCAGACACCAGATGGGCCAGGAGGAACGACACCCTGTACAACGATCTGATCTTGAGCATTGCCATTTGCGCCGATTGCAATAGCGAGAACAACTGATGGGTAGTTGCTTCCGCTACCGAGAACGACAGGAGGTGTAATACCAGCGATAGACACACGGAATACGTTACCGTTCTGGGTGTTTGCGCCCGCTGCTGATAGGTTCACCTGAGCAGTGTTTGAGACGATGGTCAACGCATTACCAGTTGCACCAAGGCTATTAGCCAAGACTTCTGATGAAATTGTAACCGTAGTTAGTAGTGCCATTTGATATTACCTTTTGGATCGAATTCTGTTAGAAATTGGGGAGTCTCTTTTTAGGGAGACCCCCCGTTTTCTTGGGTCCCTTTATCAGGGCTTCTTGTTATAATCTCAAGGATTACTTCAAGTTTGCAACGATGAACTTACGGTACCAGAGGTTGGTGTTGACCGCTAGGCGACCAAGACCCTGGTTAGTACCTTCAGCGTATGGGTTTGCAACTAGACCGTAACGAGTCTTGAAGCCAATCTTTGGCTGGAAGGTGTTAGGATCAATTGCACGAACCATCTGCAAAGGAACGTAAGGACAGTAGAACAAACCAGCATCGTAAGCGACGCTACCCTTGTAGCCAGTGACGATCCAATCTGCACCTGAGACAGAATATGGATCAACATAGACCTTCAAACGACCGAACAAGGTACCTGCGAAGGTGTTGCCAGTGTCATCAACGTTCAAGTTGGTGTTGTTTGAAAGGGCTGAGTTGTAGTCGAGCAAGCCAGTCATTGCGAGAGCAGATGCAACATCGGTAGAGCAGATAACGATGTTACCCTTACCACGACGAGTATCCTTCGCGATCTTGTTACACTCACGCTCAATCGCGTAGATCAAACCCTTGTAGGTTTCAATCTGCCAACGACCAGCTGAGTCACCACCAGAAACGGCTAGGTTGTAGACGCCTGGGGTACCAGTGTACTGAACGCCTGGAACTGCAGTTGCGTAGATGGTACGAACGACTTGACGGTTGATTTCCGCAAGCAATTCAGTTGACATCATGTTCGCCAATTCAGTTTCAGCGTCAAGACCGTGAATTGCCTTCAAGTCTTGTGCCAATTCCAAGGTGTACTCAGAACGCAAACCACGAGTGTTTGCAGTAACGGTAACCTTCTCAATTGCGAAGCCCATTTCGTTCCAAGCAGTTGCACCGCCCAAATCTTCGCCAGTTACGGTTGAGAAACCGACACCAGTGTTAGACAATGAGAAGTATGAGCTGTTTGAAGTACCTGGGTTTACGTTTGCGGTATCAAATGGAGTGTGAGTACCGGTGCCAGACCATGCGGTGTTAGCTTCGTTGTACAAAGCTTCAGTATCGATGGTGTTAGCAACGTTGCTGATCAAACCGTTTGCGTACTTTGAACGCATTGCGAAGATAAGGCCAGTTGGGCCGGTCATTGGCTGAACGCCGCAGACATCATACGCAATCATGTTTGGAAGAGAACGACGCATCAAACTGACTAGGATTGGATCGAAGCCAGCGACTGGACCTGCAGCTGCGGCTGAGCCAGAGTAGCCAGCTAGAGCGGTACCTGCACCAGTGTTGTTTGGTGGAATGGTTTCGTTCAATAGGAAACCTTGTTCAGTCATAATCTGACGTTCTTCGCGGTATGCACCTTCGCGTTCCATGTTTTCCAACATGATAGCGAGGTGGGCACGCTTTGAGCGACCAGTACGAGTGTTCTTTGGGATGACATCATAGCCATCGCCAGTAGCCTCAACAATAGCATTCCACTTCTGCTTTGCGTGGCGTACTACTTCTTCGTTTAGAACTTGCATTTTATTATCCTTTCCTCTTTCGGGAAAATAGTGTTGAATTAACGTAGAGCGCGTAGGTGACGAGCGACAGATGCATCAACCTGTTCAGTTGGCTTCTGTTGAACTGCACCGTCTGCAGATTCAGTTAGGGCAACAACATTAGTTGTTTGTCCTTCCTTCACCTTTGGAGAATTAGCGTAGCCTTCCTTGAGGACGGCAAGCTTCTTCTGGTAATCGTCAACTGTGACGAATTCAACACCCTCTGCGAGTGTCTTGACCTTTTCAGTCTGTGTAGCGGTGAGACCTTCACATACTTTATTTAGGATTTCTTTCTTTTGAGACTCATTGACCTTCTTAGTCAATTCAGCATTAAGGTTGAGAGCTTCGTTAACCTTAGCGGTCAACTCTTCAATCTCTTCCTCTTGTGCTGCAACGACGTCAACCTTCTCGGCTGGGATGTCAATGTAGTGCTCTGCGAATAGGTTCTTCATGCCTGAAATGAAGCCTTCAACGACTTCAGAACGTAGGCCAGATTCAATTGCGACTTCGTTCTGCTGAACCCACTCTGGAACCATGAGGTTCAAGTAGCTTTCGATTTGCTCAGCAAGTTCTGCCTTGGTCTCGGTCACAGCTTCTTCTGCTGCAGCGAGAACGTCTTCTTCGATCTTCTGAACGACAGCAAGTGCACGAGCCTGGACAGCAGCTTCGAAAATTGCTGCAGCCTTGGTCTTGAAATCTTCTGATAGATAAGTGCCAGTGAATAGAGCAGCCAAATCTTCTGAAACGCCACCAACTGCCTTCAACGCTGCCTTGATTTCTTCGACACGTTCTGCGGCGGCTGCGGCTTCTGCTTCTGGATCTGCTTCTTCGTTTGCTGCGTGAGGCTTGACGGTTGCGCTCATTGAGCCTTCAAGGTCAGTGGTGTTCGTACCCTTTGATTGACCATTTGCGGTAGCAACTTGGTGCTTCATTGGTTCTGAACCAACTGCTGGAGTTGCGCCAGGAGGAGTTGCGGATGGAGCCGCTGCTGCAGCCTTGCTTCCGATATCGCCACCTTGTGGGTCTGCGAAGGTTGAACCACCAAGGTCATGGGTGCTGTCCAAACCAGAGCCAGTTCCTGCCAACTTGTGCATTGGTTCCTTTGCTGAACCGCGTGATGCGTTCAGGATTTCTGCTGCTGCTTCTGCTAGGGTCTTACGTGCCATTTGGGTTTAACTCCCGCTAATGATATTGTTATTTATAAATGTGAGAACTTAGGCTTTGGTCAATTGGCCAAGGAACTTCTTCCAATTGGCTAGTGTGACTTCTTCCAATTCACGACGCTTTGCGCGACGAATCTCTTCGTGCATCTGGGAAATGTTAGCTTCTTTGATGATTCCGTTATCCCAGACCCATTCCTTCGATTCCATGATTCCACGAAGGAATGCATCGGGTGCTGAAGGATCTGCAACAATATCGCCAGCAGTTGCTAGGAAGTAGTCATCTTGAACCATTTGCATGGTTCCTTCCTTCATGTCAACGACCTTCAATGAACCCATACCACGTGATGAGATACCAATCTTGATATCTTCATCCATGAGGTTCTTGACGATCTTTCCCATTGGGGTGTCGATGATCTTCGCACGAGCGACGAAATTATTACCGTCTTCCTTCAAAGAAAGGAACTTGTGTGAGGTACGGTCGTAATTGATTGTTGGGGTGTCTGGATGACCAAGCTCGCCAACTGCACGATTCTCGTTGATATATTGTCTCGTGTAACGAGCAACTTCACGTTCGAGGATGTGCTTTGGATACCAACGACCGTTACGGTTCTTCAATTCAGACTGAAGAGTGATACCTTCGACGTAATAGTTCTTTCTCTTATTACCGTCTTGGCCTGCTTCTTCGAGTATGGTCTGAACTGATTCGGTGATTTCTCTGATGAGCTTCATTTGTGGCCTTTACAGGACTTCTGTGGTGGTCTTGTTTGCTTCAGACGCAGTAAGCTCTGCAATTTCCTTGTTGACGTTGGTCAAGTTACGGAAGATTGGAGTATTGCGAGTGATACCGTCTGGTTGAATCATGCGTGAACGACGGATGTCAGTTTCCAAACGCAGCTTCAACGCATTGAGTTCTTCTATTGTACGTGCCATGACTTAGACTTCTCCTGCATGATTAACGTTGTAGCCCTTACCATCGTGTTGAATGTTGAAACGATGTGCTGGGCTGTAATAGTCACCTGATTGGAGGTTGATAGGACGCTTGTGTACTAGAAGATAATGATGAACGGATGCACCGTGCTCAGAACCACCTAGACCTACCTTGTGAATGTGATATTCAGGAGTTTCGACGCCTTGGTGATGGTTATGAATTGCGTGCATCATATGATTCATAGAACCAATGACAATCGCACCTTCTTCAACTGGCTCTCTTTTCTTGCTCTTATCCTTGTTCTTTTGAGCAAAGCGCTTTGCACGAGCTTCACGAGTTTCCTCTGAACCTTCATCAATAGTAGCTGTGCCGCCTCCACCACCAACAGACTCTTCAACTGGTTCTTTCTTGTCTTTCTTCTTGTTAAGATATCGACGAATAGAACGCTTCTGGCGTGCTTCTTCAGAGCCTTCTTTCAGATTTGCTAGTTCCAGTGCCATTTAATGTCTCCCACCTGTTAGTGCGTTCAAGCGACGTAGACTTCTGCGACGCTTCATCAATATGCGGGCCATTTTTGCCCTTCTCTTAATCTTGCCCTTGCGTGCTCCGCGCTTGCGGTTCAGACGCTCCCTTGTGCTGATTCTGGTCAGCCTTCCACCACGCAATGTGTAACCCTTGACGTTGGACTTACGAACATTTCTCTGAACCTTGCCATTTCTGATGCGAACTCGAATCCTTTTGATACGAGGTGCTTCATCGAGTAGTTCAGCGGTAAACTTCTCCATCTCTTAGAACCATGAATCAGTATTTGCCCAACCTGCTGGGTTACCGAAATAGGTAGTGTTAGTAGAAGGTTCCTTACCAAGGATAGGCTGCTTATCCTTCACGAACGTCAAAACGAAGTTGAAGGCATTACCTGAGTCCAAATTCTTGATTGTGTATCCGATATCACCTGATGGTGTGTTCGCATTGTTGAAGATGCTTTGACCATCGAATGTCGCAGAACCGATCATTCCGAATGTCATGATCGCGACGTTCGTGTTGACGGTAGATACCCAGTTGAATTGGACGTAACCAGTTCCGGCTACATCCATTGAGAATTTGATATCGGTCAGTGATAGAGGACAGAAAGACTGTGAGGCATTTGCGCCAAAGAGTGTGTTTGCCTGAATAAGAAGTCCTGCCGCATTCCATGCAGCATTGGCAACTCCAGTAACCTTGACGGTAACGTACTGATCGTCATCACGAATCGTCTGAATTTCGACTGCATTATTTGCCATGGATTACTTTCTCTTCTTTGTCTTACGTTGTGTCATCTTGTAGTGATCGTCAACGAAGTTAGCAACCTGTTGAATACCACTGTGACCTGTATTAATCATTCTCTCGATTCTACGTCTGTTCGCGGAGTTAGATACGCCCCAGAGCTTCAAAACCTTTGTCGCATGAGAAGGATCGACTCTCGTTGATGGCTGTCCAGCATTGAACGTGACATCACCGAATTGACCACTTCTTGCAATGTGTCGAAGCTTGTGGAGCATTGCCTCTCCAAGAGCTTCTTCGTTCATCATCACAACATGCTCACGCAAGCTGTTCTCAAACTTGCTATAATGAATAGCTGCCTTACCTACACTTCCTTCTGCGTGCAACTTTGCCGCATGGCGGAAATGCTTGACTGCATCTGTTCCGTAATTACGCTCAACCTTACCTGCAATGTGCTCCGCTGAACGGGTGTCGCCACGACTCAAGTGGTGTAGATATTCACCATACAAGTCGTCATGCGCCATTTCCTTGATCTGCGCAATTGCCTGCTTACCGCCAATCTTTCCTGGCTCGTAAGGAAGCGTCACTTCCAGACCCAGAGCATCATTCACGTATAGTGCGACTCTCTGGTTGCCCGGTAGCTGACGGATAGCCTTGCGACGCAGCACTACATTCATTGGAGGATCTTGTGGACCCGTCCCTTCATCAACTAGTGCCGCTGTCGTAAATTCAGACAGTGGCTTGCTCATATTTTAGTGAACGTCCTTCGCTGGCTTGCCTTCGTGCGCTGCCTTCTCCATACGACGCTTGCCGTACTTTTTGAAACCAACGGCTGCGGCTACTGCTGCAGGATTGCTAGCACCGCTCTTCTTAGCTGATGCCTCTACTTCTTTGAAGCTTTCACCAAACAAATCAGATGCGACCTTTTCACGAAGAGTGTCTAGGACCGCAGTGACCTTCAGCGCAATAGCATCGTGCAACGCAGCCTTGAAGCTGACTGCATCTTTGTTTTCTGCGAACTGTACTAGATTGATCATTTAAACTTCCTCAAGAAAAGGATTAGGGTTAACGAGTTATTTATTATTCCTGCTTATTCATCGGGATACTGTTTTCTGAATCTGTCATTCAGTTCTTCAGGATTCGATGTTGGCATTGGTTTTTCATCTGGTGGCAAGTCGCCAGGAGCCTGAGATGGTGGTGGAGGATTCATCTTGGCTGCATCCTTGGCTAGCTCATCCTCTTCAGAGACAATCTCTTTCTTCATCTGGGCAATTTCTGCCTCATTGAGTCTCAGGATGTTCTTCCATACCCATACCTTTGAGTAATACACACCGACGAATGGTTGGACCAATCCCAACGTTGTCATACGGTTAGTGACGAGTTCCTGTTCTTTCAGTTCAGCAAAATTATTGTCCTTGAGGAAATCATAGACAATCTGTTCCTTCATCTCGTGCCATTCATCGAGGGTACAGACACCCTTCAATGCCAGCTGACGACCCAGCATTTCATCAAACAAAACAGCAAAACGGGCACGCAGACGATTAACGAACTTATCGAACTTTAATTCATCTCGGGTGATTTCATTGGACTTACCGAGAGTGAAACCCTGAGTAGGTTCGAGACGGGATACTGGAACACCCAATGCACGATAAAGCTTCTTCTCGAAGTAGAGAACGTCTTCCATCTGGCCAAGGTTCTGACCGGCTGGTAGTGTCTCAATCTTGGTTGCCTGACCGTCACTCTTACGTGGCATCCAGAAATCTTCGATCATTGAATAGTGGCGTGTGACGTCCTGAACCTCACCGGTAGATGCATCATAAGTCAGCTTGTTACGGTAGCTGTTCATGATGTCCTTCATGTACTGCTCAGCCTTCTTGTTAGGCATATTGCTGACATCAATGTAGAACACACGACGCTCAGGTGCACGGCTGATACGGTAGATGACTGTTGCGTCTTCAACGAAACGCAACTGGTTCATAGGGCGGATTGCCTTATGAAGATATGAAAGAACGGTTGACTTGGCTGGGTCGAATAGACCAGAAGTGACCATTACAACAGAGTCTTCGGTTAGCTTGACGCCACCCGCGAAGTTGCCAATAATCTGAGGAGACTGAACATTATTGTTGACGATCTTCTCGTTATAGAGGTAGAATACGTCAACACGAGTGATGACTTCGGCGCCAGTATTATCTTTCTCTTTGGTGATATTACGGATCTTACGGACACGACGTGGGTCCATGTAGATCAACTGCTGAATACCATCACGTGGGTTCTCTTTGTCGATGACCACGTTGTAATACATACGACCGTCAACGTACCAGCGACGGAAGATGTCTGAGCCGAAATTGTTGAAGTCTAATAGACGAAGGATCGTATCGAATTCGTCGCGGATCTTTCCTTTGATGGAATCTGGTTGCTTCAGCTTATCAAGATCAATCTTGACTGCTGCTTCCTTTTCGTCATGAACGATGGCTTCGTTAACGATGTCGTCAATTGCGTTCTCCATTTCCGGCTGCATCGCCATAGTGCGATACTTGGAAAGAAGATCGACTTCTGAACGGTAGCTTCCGTCAAGGTCTACGTAGATGCCATAGTGGGCACCCATTTGGACGTTGATAGCGCCGTCTTCGAGCGTGGGAGTGACTGGGGTTTGCTGGAAGCGTTGAGGGTTCTGCTGACCCCCAGAAGTGTCCTGGGACGCCAATGAGCCGCCACCCCTAGCCTGACGGGTAAGGGTCCAGCCCCAGAGTCTGAGACCCTGTTGACGCTCCGGTGAGATATCTGCCATTAATTAAACTCCATTACGAAAAGAAGAGGGGGGTTTCCCCCCACTCTGCCTTTCTATTTAGAGCTGTAGGTTGATACCGACAGAAGGACCACCAGCCAAACTTGGATCAAGCCAGTACTGGTAAGCGAGAGTCACTGAGTACTCTTCGATGGTGTCGTTTGATGCCCAATCCAAATCGATAGGGCTGACGTCAACTGGGAACATACCGATCATCTGATAT